GGTTCTGCGGTGACGAATCTGGCTTCCCTAGAACTTCATCAAGAGAATCGGATACCCGATTTCTTGAATCTAGGTTGGCGGTTCTTCCAACCAACTAGGAGAATTAAATCAAACGGGGAAGCCGATTACAAGTCAGACTCACGCTCAAAATATGTGAATCACATCACACTTTCAAGCCCTAACGAGAGAATAGGGTAAATCGGACATAATGGGATAGATAAGACATGCCCTCACATGTCAATTTAGACACGCCGATATTCTGAAAGTGTGACTCAATTCACACTAGAACACTTGTTCTATGACTTACGCCACAGGGGGGATAGGGGCATGGGGGGAGAGTCACCCACTCAACAAACTCTCAGACAATTCTCAGATTTAATTAAGGTATAACCATCTAGTAAAGGTTGAGGGTTCCATAGAGAACCCGAAAACCCTACACTCAGGAGATACTCAGGAAGTTCTCAGGAAGCCCTCAGGAATCTTTGAGGGCATATTGATTAAATCTCGCGTGAGTAAGATATTATGTCTCACCCCAAAAATTTCTGTTATAAGCCCCCCAGAAATATAGCTCTGACCTGGGCTTTTGCCCAGATATAGTACTCCCCCTAAAAATATATTAGGGAAACCCGTTCGGTTTCCCGATTTGAACAGGTTTTCTATATATGTAATATATTTTATTATATAGAGCGAAGTCGCTCCGTTTAAGACTTCGCGACTTCTTATAATATATATAATTATATATAATATATATGGGGATATACTGCCCGTTTTCTGACGGGCGTTATTGGTGTGATTTAACGATAGGACTGACTATGGGACGAAAGCCGGGCAAGGTCGATATCCCCATGCACGAGGCTAAGGAGAAAGTACTCCTGATGCTGGCCCAGGGTAGTACCATTACCCAGGCTATGGCCTCTGTCAACCGTAATGAGGTAACCTTTCGTCAATGGACGATGAAGGATGAAGACTTTAAAGCTAGAGCCGACAAGGCCCGCCTGGAAGGCAAGGGCGTTAAGGCTGATATGAAGAACTTGAAGGACATTTCCTTCGAGCAGTTCTCCGAAGAGTTCCTTGACACTAAACTCTTTGACCATCACCTTGACTGGGTAGACTTGATTGAGGGGCGCGAGCCCCGGTGGATGCACCCGTCGATGGTTTATGAACCCGGCGCGGCTAACCGAGTCCTGATTAACGTACCACCCGAGCACGCTAAGTCCACCGTCATCACGATTAACTACGTGACCTACCGACTAGCCGTAGACCCGAATGTTAGAATCATCGTTGTCTCCAAGACTCAGGGCATGGCCCGCAAGTTCCTTAGCGCTATCAAGACAAGACTTTCCCACCCTAACTGGATTAAGCTTCAGACGGCCTTTGGCCCGAATGGTGGATACAAAGCAGACTCCCAAACCTGGAGCGCTGATATGATATATTTGGGTAGCGGACGAGACTCAGGTGAGAAAGACCCTACGGTACAAGCCCTAGGCTTTGGCTCACAGATTTACGGTGCTCGTGCCGACTTGATTATCCTAGACGATGTTGTGATGAACTCAAACGCCCACGAGTGGGAGAAGCAAATTGAATGGCTTCAGAAAGAAGTCATCACACGCTTAGGCCGACACGGGAAACTACTTATCGTAGGGACCCGTGTTGCGCCGGTAGATTTATATAAAATGATTCGGGACGGTCAACAATGGACTGGTGGCAAATCCCCCTTTACTTACTTTGCCCAGCCAGCCGTACTGGAGTTTGATGAGAAACCGCAAGGATGGAAAACGCTTTGGCCGTGGACGGATAGGCCTGAAGGCGATAAGGATGAGGCTAACGCCGAAGGACTCTACCCGAAGTGGGATGGCCCTTCGCTTTTTACTCGCCGCAGTGAAGTGGCACCTTCCGTATGGGCGATGGTCTACCAACAAGAAGATGTCGTCGAAGACGCTATATTCGCGCCAGCAGCAGTTGCAGGATGTGTTAACGGTATGCGAAAGCGAGGCCCGCTTAAACCGGGTACTCCAGGACACCCGAAACACCTAGAGTCTGCTTATACGGTTATTGGTCTTGACCCTGCGATGACGGGGAACACGGCAGCGGTGGTCTTGACCTATAACCGAAGTGATAGTATGATTTATGTGTTGGATGCTGCTAACATGACTGACCCAACACCAATGAAGATTAGAGCCCTGATTGAAGAATGGGTTCAGAAGTATCGTCCTCAGGAATTACGAATTGAAATCAACGCACACCAGAAAGCATACGCACTCGATGACGACTTGCGTACATGGCTATCGATGTATGGGTGCCAACTCAATTCTCACTTCACTGGTAAGAATAAGTGGGATACTTCTTTCGGTGTGGCTTCTATGGCAAGCCTTTTTGGTAGCCTTAGAGATGGAAGACATCAAGATAACCACTCGATAGAACTACCCAGTAATGAAGGCAGTGAAGGGCTTAAGGCTCTTGTACAGCAGTTGATTACTTGGAAACCTGAGACTAGAAACCCTAGCGACTGTGTGATGGCTCTCTGGTTCGCAGTTATTCGCGTCAGAGAACTGATGCAGCAACACTCACAGTCAGCACGATGGATGCAAAACCGTTGGGCAACAAGAGCTCAAACGGAAAGAAGATTCTCAATTAACTTAGACGAAGCCATTGCAGAACAGTGGCAACAGACATACGGATAGGAACTAAATGTTATCTATTGAACAGATTGCAGCACGAGTTGACTCGTTGCGCTTTCGTAACTCAGACAGGGACGCACGCAACCTTGATGTCCTTGCTGTCCGTAAAGGTCAGATTGCCAGCGTATATCCTGACTTCTTTCCAGATGGAGTAGATGCAAATGTCGTTGCAAATTTTATTGACATTGTTGCTCGAGACCTATCGGAAGTTATGGCACCTCTGCCAGCCGTTAACTGCTCAGCGGCAAACCAAACGAGCGACCGCGCTCGTGCTTTTGCTGATAAGCGTACTCGCATCGCTAGCAATTATTTTGCTCACTCTGACTTGTCTGTTCAAATGTACTCGGGTGCGGACTGGTACATCACATACGGCTTCCTACCATTCGTAATTGAATTAGATGCTGAAGCTAAGCTTCCTCGTATTCGCCTAGAAAACCCAGTGGGTGCTTACCCAGAATTTGACCGCTATGGTCGTTGCATCGCATTTGCGAAGCGTTACCAAATGACACTAGGCGAACTCGTTGCCCAATTCCCTGAGTATGAGTATTCACTCCTCGGTGGACTTGGTTACAAGCAAGATTTGAACTCTCTTATTGAAATGGTTCGTTACTACGATAAAGACCAATCAGTAATCTACTTACCAGATAAGAACAACCTTGTATTGTCATCTGTTAAGAATCCACTCGGTAAGATGATGATTGTTGTTGCACGTAAGCCATCTATCGATGGAGAACTTCGTGGACAGTTCGATGATATTCTAGGCATTCAGTTGCTACGCAACCGCTTTGCACTCCTTGCTATGGAAGCTGCAGAGAAGTCTGTACAATCTCCAATCGTACTTCCACAAGATGTACAAGAGCTACAACTTGGTGGAGATGCTGTTATCCGTACCAGCAACCCAGCAGGTGTACGCCGCGTAGAACTCACATTACCACAAGGCGCATTCACGGAGCAGACGCTGCTCAACCAGGAACTACGAGTTGGTGCTCGCTATCCTGAAGGACGTACTGGTAACATTGATGCATCGATTGTCACGGGCCAGGGCGTTCAGGCTCTCATGGGTGCCTTCGACACTCAGGTCAAATCTGCACAAGCAATCTTTGCTAGCGCCCTCCGTGATGTAATTCAGATTTGCTTCCAGGTAGATGAATTGATTTTCCCACAAGAAAAGACAATTCGTGGCGTAGATGCAGGGGCTCCATATGAAATCACATACTCACCCAAGAAAGATATCAAGGGTGATTACTCTGCAGATGTACGCTATGGAATGCTTGCTGGTCTTAATCCTGCTCAAGGTCTTATCTTTATGCTCCAGGCTTTGGGTGGTAAACTCATCTCTAAAGATATGGCTATGCGTGAACTACCGTTTACCGTCAATGTTAGCCAAGAAGTTGAGAAGATTGAAATTGAAGAGATGCGTGCTGCATTGCTTGCTTCGCTCCAAGCTTACACACAAGCTATTCCTCAGCTTGCCGCTGGTGGTGGAGACCCAAGCCAAATCGTTACTAAGATTGCACAGGTAATCAAGGCACGCCAAAAGGGACAGGCTCTTGAAGATGCAGTTGAAGAAATCTTCCCTGCACCACAACAACAGGTTCCTCCTGCTGGCGCACCAATGGTTGAGCAACCGTCCCCTGCTCCCGCTGCTCCGGCAGGAGGCGCTCTTCCTACCGCAGGACCGGAAGCGCAAGTTGAACTACCACAAGGTGGCGGACAACCTGATATCATGAGCTTACTTTCTAGCCTAACTGGTGCTGGAGAAGCAAACGCAAGCGTAAGAACAATTCGTCGACGATAATCTAGGAGGGGACAATGACTACGATTATTGGTATCGAATATGATGACAAATCTGTCATTGTAGCCGATAGCCGTGTAACAGATGACGGTGGTAGAGTTTACTCACACCCAGTTATGCGTAAGATTGCAAGACGAGGTTCATTGCTTATAGCAGGAGCTGGTGAAGTTGCACCCTGCGACATAGCCCAGAATGTATGGGTACCACCAGTACTTACAGCTAAAGATAAAAAAGATATATACAGATTTATGATTGTGAAGGTTATGCCTTCACTACGCAAGTGCTTAGTTGACAATGGTTACAACTTTGATGAGGCTCACGACAAGAAACAAGACGGACAACGCTTCCAGTTTTTGATTGCTTGTGGTGGTGAACTCTTTGACATCGACCAAGATTTGGCGGTGATGAAGAGTGAAGAAGGATTCTACGCCATCGGAAGCGGTGGTGAGTTTGCTCTTGGAGCGCTTTATGCGGGCGCTGATGCCATCAAGGCTATGGAGATTGCATCTAGAGTTAGTGCATTCACATTCCCGCCCTTCTACCAAGAAGAGCAATCTAAGTGAGTAAGTTCGCAGAAGCTATCGATAAAGCAATGAGAATACTTGCCGAAGAGTTAGAAGATTCAGACAGTCAGATATGTACTGGCTGGGTACTAGTGAGTGAGTGGAGTGACTACGAAGGCACTAGGTACTTAATGACAGATGTAAGTGAGAACATGAATCCTTGGTTAGCCAAGGGTATGCTGCTATCAGCAGAAGAATATTCATACAGTCCAGAGGAGGATGCTCGTGGCAATAACTGAAAATCGCGGTGGTGCTAATGGCGGTCCACAGTATAGCCCAATGAATGTTAACCCTTTGGGTGGCAATGGCCAGAGTGGTAATATCGATTACACTGGTTTTGAATACGGCATGAATAAGCAAATTAACGAAGCCCGTAAAGCAGAGCCAATCAAAGCTCCGTCACCTCGTGCATTCCCTACACCAAATGTTTCACCATCTGCTATCGTAACTCTTGATTCCCCACCACTTGACCCAACTCTTCCAATGACTGCTGGCGGCAGACTCGGTGCTGGAGCGGGAGAAGAAGCTCTCGGACTACCTGCTGTAGTACCTGGCATGCAGATTGATAGTGGCGTAAACGCCCTTCGTGCAATGTACATGCAGGACCCAAACAATCAAGATTTGCGTCGCATGCTTGAGTACATAGATACTAATGGTGCTGTTTAATGAGCAAACCAGGAATCAAAAAGAATCCTGACGGCACATTCACAGTAGTAGGCGCTCAGGAGCGTACACTTACACAGCAGCAAGCTGACTATGAAGAACTTCTGAAGTCTGCTGAGTTGCTACCAGGTGAGTCAGGCTTCCGTGCTCGTGAGATGTTGCGTACAAACCCTACTGTTTCTGGTGGTTTACTCTCTAGTCTTGTAGAAAATGGCGCTATGCCAAACAATAATCTCGTCAATTCATTGATTGAGATTGATAAGATGACACAAGCAGAGCGTGCAAAGAATCAGTTTCTTGAATCACAGCGCGTTGCTAATGAAAAATTTAACAATAGCCTTCAAGGCAGACTATGGTCTGGCATTAAAGGCTTCACTCGTGGAGCAATTACTCTACTAGATGTACCATTTGAACTTGCTGGTGCAGGTATTCGTGCCACTAAGGCTGACTTAGATGCAGCACTTCGTGGAGAACTTAACTTTCTCACCCGTCAACCCACTGACCCAACCAAGACTCGTGAAGAATTAGGTCTAACTGGTGGTCCAGAGGATGTACTTTCTCAAACAAAACTCTACCAAGCTGTAAAGCAGTGGAGAAAAGAAGGAAGAATTGACGCTGGTGCTGGTTTTACTGTAGATGAAAGCGCTGGAATTGGGTTTGCTGCACGCAATGCTCAAATGAAGGTAGCAAAAGTACGTGTTAAGCTAGATGATGGTCGCTCATATGACAGACCATACAGCATATTTGACCCAGTCGTAGAGTTTATCCCAGGCATTCAGCCTGATACTGGTATTGGTTCAGTAGTATCTGCAGTTGGTGACTTAGTTGCCATGCTTAAACTAGACCCAGGACTTGCTTACTCCAAAGTAAAGCGTGCTCGTGAGGCTTTAGCCCAGCAACAACGCACATCAGAGGGTATGAAAGCGGCTAACATTGCCCGCGATTTAGCTCTCAAAGATGCTGAACTTACTGAACTTGCTAAGCAAACACAAGACTCTATTAGGGCATTTGAGACTGCTGTTGGTGCAGAAAAGGTCGAAGCTGGCAAGAAGTTAGATGAAGCCTTAGCTAAACAACTACAACTTTCTGATGATATGGACAAGATGTCCTGGAATCCAGAGGCAGTTGCTGCATTCCTTAGCGGCAATGAATCTCGTGCTGCTATTGATGCACTTGCCAACATGGATAACTGGGAAGATGTATACGCTATCGGCAAGAAAGCTGGTAAGCGTGGTGGATTTAGCGTAGAGCAAGCTAAGGTAATTGCTGCTGCACAGAACCGCGAAGAAGTATTGGCTGCTATTGCGCCATACATTGCAGACGGTAAAGTAGTTGCTAATGTACTAGAAACGGGTACAAAAGTAGGTAATGCTATCCGTGGTATTGCTGATGCAACCATATCTGCTGGTACTAGAACTAAGGTTGCTAACTCAATCACCGGCCTTGCTGCTCGCGGTGCTGCTAAGTTACCGTATATTGACAAGGTTGCTAAGACTGTAAGCGCTGTACAAAATGGTGCCACCAAAGTAAAGACCAACCTTTCAAGAAGCTACAACACAGTAGTTCCTGGTGGAACTATGATTCATGCATCTGACAAGGATGCTTTAGTAGATGCAATCTATGGATTTGGTAGAGCCACAAACGTACCTGAAGAAGTAATCAGCAAGCTAGTTACTGAAGTTGCTTACTCTGATAATGCTTCTGAGATTGGGTATCTTGCTACAGGTAAACTATTTGATGAAATCTTTAAAGCCAATCTTGGCAAAAAAGGTATAGATGAAGAAGCACTTCGTGAGGCTACTCGTGTATTCAAGAATGGTAACGCTGAGATGGGCTCCTATTGGGCTAAACAGCATGCATCAGGCGCTAAACTAGATTATGTAATCAGTGGCGATAAGAAGGTTACCATCTCTGGTCCGCACCTAGATTCTGAATATCTCAACTCTGTGGTATATTTACCACCAGCAAGAGAACTCCTTGATATCATTTCGTTCGTAAACCGCCGTGGCGGTAAGACACTTGAGTCGGTAAAAGAAGCTGTAGATGTTGCAACCAATACTGCTTGGAAGCGTATGGTTCTTATTCGTCCAGCGTATGTCATTCGTAACATTGCTGAGATGCAGATTCGTGTTATGGGAACTGGCCATGTCTCGTTCTTTAACAACCCTATTATGGCATTAGGTATGTGGCTTGGGCGCTCAGAGAGCGCATCAGCCTGGCGCAGGATGTTAGATAAGCTTGACCCATATCGCAACACAGTAATGGGTACTAACTTTAAGCTTGCCTCAGCAGAAGAAGAGTTTGCTGCAGAGATTCTAGCACACGACGCTGCTGAATCCTACATTCAGTCACAGTCTATTCGTGGCGTATCATCAATGGATAGGGACGTTAGCGTTGCAGTTAAGTTTGCTGGGTTCAATAGAGTTGACTTTGGCCACCCACGTTGGTGGGAAGGACTAGCTTCTGAAGTTAGAATCCTATCTAACTCTCTTGCAGGCCGAGTTGCTGCTCGTACTGCTGTAGGTAAAGAGCAAGCAGGAGTCGACTTCGTCCTCCGTGGCGCTGGTAAAGAAGAATGGGACAACTTTACTAAACTACAAAAGCCAGAGATTCGTGATTGGCTACGCACTGATGAAGGTGCAATGAACTACCTATTTACTGGCAAGAATGACAAGGGACAACTCACATCTGTTCGTGCTCGTGTTGATGAAGCTGCTGGTATGGGTGGAGATGCATCACAAGCAATTAAAAACTTGATTGGCTTTGGTAAGATTGATGCAGATGGATTTGCTTTATCTGTGCCCAAGGGTAGTGCTGCTGCAGCTAACTCAATTAAGAATGCTGCTAATGTAAGCAAGACTGGCAAGACTCTCAAGGATGTAAACCAAGAGTTTGCTGACTTGCTACGCAAGAACTTTGATGGCAAGGGTAATTGGGATGGTCTATCCATGAATGTACCCGATGTCAAGTATGGTAGATATGCTAAAGAGCAGAGAAGTAGAGCCGCTGGTATTGCTGACTCCTTCTTTAATATCGCAGTTAAGTTTGAGAAGGCATCTACAATGGGGCCAGAATGGCGCCAGAAGTACTGGGATGCTATCCACGACATTGCTGGTGCATTAGATGGTGAGGCTGCTGCTAAGCTAGCTGATGTAGCACAGCAATCATTGTCTCCATTAAAGAGCTGGAATGGCCAACCTGTTGGTAGTCAGCATAAAGTCTGGGGAGCATTTAAGGCAGCTAAAGGTGACGGTAATGTCACGCTAGCACAAGCCCACGAATACGCCTCTACAGTGGCTTCTAGGCACGTTAGAGACCTATTCTACGATGCCTCACGCAAGCGTCTACTCTTCCATCAGTTGCGCCTTATTGCACCATTCGGACAGGCATGGGAAGATACCATTAAGGCTTGGGGTAGCATTGCCCTTAATAATCCAATGCAGGTCTATAAAGTACAGAAGGTACTTAACTGGTTGACAAACCCAGAGTCTTCTGCACTATATCAGTTAACTGATGCTAAAGATTACTATGACCCTAATCAAGGGTTCTTCTATACAGACCCACTAGATGGTCAGCGTAAGTTCTTCTTACCATTCATGTCAACAGGACTTAACTTCCTATCTAACATTGCATTAGGTAAGCCTGCAGTATCTGGTCCATTTGCGGTATCTTCAACACCACAGTCGTTGAACTTCGCATTCGCTTCAGGCAGCATTATGCCTGGCGTTGGTCCTGGTCTGTCAATGGGTCTTGCAACCCTAGATTCCTATGGTCCTAACCCACTTAACTTACTAACACCAAGTTTGCGTGAGTGGGCATATAAGACTATCTACCCATTTGGTGAGCCTAACTTTAAGACAGGATTCTTGGAGTCATTCCTCCCAGGCAACTG